TGGCATAAGGAGTCGAGTCCGCACCCTTTAAGGTGATGACCCAGTTTCTGTCCCAAACGCTGATGAAGATCTGATCTCCTCTTTTTACCGAGTAGCCACCGTAGACGGGGTAGGCTTCGGGAGTAAGCGACTTGGCAACGAATGCCGACCTTGGGTCGAGCGCATATGCCTTGAACGGAACATCGGGATCATCGTTTGAGCGGACGAAGAGGTCTGCCTTTCCGACTGTGTGGAACCAATCCACAAGCTTATTGTCCGCAGTCTGCTTGCCGCTCCTGTAAAGGTAATCGTTAAGCTTTGCGACCTTGTCCGAAAGCCCTTCCTCGTCTTTTCTCGCAACATATGTGACTGGCTCGGTGTAGAAGTAGCCGTCCTTGAAGGCTACGATGGATTCGGGGATAGCGACATTTATCCGGGAGCATATCTCCGGCCTTATGTCCTTCTCCCTTGCCCTTATCGGAGTCATTCCCCTTCTGTACCAGTAGAGTGCGTCCTCTGCCTCAATATTTTGCGAGTGGATCGATAGCGCCTCATTTATCTCGGTGAGTATCTCCGCTTCATTATCGGGGTCGAACCCTTCAATACTGGTGTAGATTGGGAGCCTTCCGACAAACAGCGGATATATGTCTTTGTTTTTTGTTTCTTCTGCCATGTCCGTAAAAAAATGAGCCTTGGAAAAGTTCCAGGCTCATACCTCTGCCCTATTTACCTACCGATGAGTTTACTCTTTTGGGGGGAAGCGTTTGGTGCGCTTTATCTCCACTACTGTGGGGACGGAGCGTCTTTCGACCTTTATCTCGGCGATGCCGCCGCCCCTGATGATGAGGTTGATGGTCGCAATGATGTCGGGGTGGTCTTTTAAGTCGAAATCGGGCATTTCGCGCTCCTTACAATATATGTCAATATCTCCATTACCACAAAAAGTAAATTATGTCAACTCTGCGGCACCTAGAACGGTCTTCTTCCGATGGTGACCTTGCTCACATCCTTGGGATACGCATAGGTTATTGCCATCTGAAGGGAGTCCGGGGCGTCATCGTGCTTGTTCTTTCCGATGAACTTGAAGGAGAACACATTCTGCATGAACGCTTCGTACTCCTTGCTCCTGAATCCGCTTGCCCTGAAGATCATGTGGTTTCTGATATCCGGGGCTGCCGCGAGAATCCTGTCCGCCTTCGCCTTTCCCGAAGCGTTGGCAAAGGATGTGGTGATGTTTACCCTTACTCCCTCTTTTCGGAGTATCTTGTCTATGCCCTTGGCAAAGTCTTCCGTGGTCTTGGTCGCTTCCACATACATCGCGGAGACATTATTTGCGATGGCAAGCCTTGCAAGCTTGGGCTGCGTCCTGTCCTTATCCGATGAATCGAAGCACACATCGTGGACATAAAGTTCAGAGCCGTACTGGTAGACCACAGGGGCAGCGCAGTAGTCTCCTCCGCCCCAGCTTGGGTCTACCGCCATGAAGACGCGGTCGGGATCTCTTGCCGGGAGATTGCCGTTGTAGTAGAGCATATCTGATGAATCGAAGACAGTCCCTTCGCGTTCGTACGGAACCCCTTGGTATTGGCAAGCCCAGGATACGAGATCGTTGTTCCTTTCAAAAGATGCTCTTCTCTGCCTGTAATATTTGGTATCAAAGCCGACTCCGTACTTGTATTCGAAGTTGGACTCATCCCGGTCATTAAGAGCCGGAATGTTTATCGACCGCCACCTATAGTCTCTGAAATGCTCATCGTTAAGAAGAAGATCCTGGCGAATCCCTGCCGGATCTATCACGCTCCACCTGGTCCCTATCCAAAGATATCTCGTTCCGCCCTTGCCTCTCGGAAGCAGATTGTTGTCTACCTTCGCCCACGCAGAGATGAGTCTGTCCTTGTTCATCGCCTCTTCGATGCCGCCGATAAGGTCGTCGCTTATGATGACTCCCTTTTCCGCATCACAGGCTCCGTTTAAGGTTCCGTACAGGGAGCGGCAAGTCATGGTCGGATAGTGCTTCCTTCGCTCGATGTCTATTATCGTGTCCTTGCCGTCAGTACGCACTACCTTCGCTTCCGGGAAGACATGGGCAAAGTTATATGTGTCGCTGTCTGTGATTATCTCAAGAAGGCCGTTATAGAATGCATCGGTTATGATCTTCGAGTATGAACAATACAAATTCGGATACTGGGGAAACCGCCCCATCAGCCATGTCGCAAAGAAAAGAGCAAGAGTGCTTTTCCCTACTCTCGGCGGACACGAAAGGAACATCTCCTTTATCTCTCCGTCCGCCAAGTCCTGAAGCGAGTTCACAAAGGGCAGCAGCACCTTACGCCTTGGCAGATAAAACCGCTCTTCGGCTTTGCGGTCTATCTCAAGATACTGCATATACTGGTCAAGTTCGTACGGAGAACTTATCAGCATCCCCAGTCTGTACTTCTCAAAGTACACATCCTTCCTGGTATTGCGAAGCCCTATTACGCAAAGTTCCCTTATCCGCTGGAGTCCTTCTTTGTCATAATGCTCTTTAAACCACGCAAGCCCATCGTCTATCGCCGAAAGGTCAGCCCATCTTTCTATCGCCTTTATTATCTGCTTTCCCGTCTCGTCCATCGCTTCCCCTTTTTTACCTTCAGCCCCCCCCCGACAGAAAAAAGGACTACCATAAGGCAATCCTTTCTTCCCCGGGTTTGGTCGCAACTAGAGTCTTCCGACTGACTCCACTATAGCCGATGCCGCTCCCTCTTCGCAACCCTACGGCACCACAGCGGACTGACCTGATCCTTGAAAAGAGTTTTTTAGGGTTGAGGGTGGGGAGGGGGGTAAGGTGCGAACAAATGTTTGCAGCGGAGATACAGACCGGGGGCCTAAACGAAATAATTTCGGGACCAGGTACCAAAAAACCCCTTCAACTGTTCCTATAATGTGTATTATCGGAAGAGTTGAACCCTTTTCAGTAAATAATTACGGCATATTCCGGGTTTTACCATAATTATTACGGCATCCTGGTTGTGTTCGTTGTGGTGGATGTTTTCAGGTCTTCAGAGTGCAACTAAAATTTAGTTACATAATAAATAGCTGGATTATTTATATATGTTGTTAATATATTATAATATATTGCTGTTGCCTTTTGGGATGCTTATATAAATATCAAATATAATATGTTAGTTGTGGGATGCTTTGAGCATCCGTTTTTATTTGTTGTTATGCCGTACGAAAAAATGTTATCTATTATATATAAAATGTAAAAATATCTGTTGACATTATCTATACTATAATATATTATAGCTATGTAAACATATCGGTTTACATATTGAACAGTTGAACAGAAGAAAAGAGGCAAGACAAAATGACATTTACAACCACATTAAAAGAGGCAAGGAAAAACGGATTTATAATCAAAGCTTGCAAGGATATTGACAAATATAGCACTATTGAAAAGTACTATATAATCAAAATGCCGGAAAACGATAAAAGCATTTTGATACAGAATAATTGCATTTATCCTTGCGCTAAAAGTACTTATAATCGCAAATTTAGACAGATTGAAAAGAGTCTATAAAGGCAAAATGCCTTTATAGGTTTTTCGCTGTATTGCGGATGCTATGCGCAATTTGTGCCGGATTTCATGCGGAAAAAAGGCATATATGCCTTACGATCAAAGCAACCAGGACGGCGCAACTAAATCTCAGTTGCATTTTGCCAGTATTTGACTGGAAGGGATTGACTGTCAGAAACTGGCAGCGCCCAGGGTCGGCAGCCCAGCCCCTTGAGGGCATCCCCAAGGCATCCGCCTTCTGCGCTTTCTGCGATCCGTTCTGCGACTTTCTGCGATGAAAAAAGACCGCAGAAAGCGGTCTTTTGCTTTTCCGGCTTTCTGCCCTTTCTGCGATTGTTTTCGGACGATAAATATATTGACTGCCCTTAAAAAAGTCGCTCAAATCGGCGATTTTAGGTCTTGCAGCCGTCCTGGTCCTAGTACTTTTCACCAGTTTGGGAGTCTGTGAAGACTATCTCATAGGATACGCCTATAACCTCGCAGACCTCTTTTAATGACTCATCTGTCCAAGTGTTCTTGTCAAATTTCTTGTGCAGATTCTGTCTAGAGCATCCCAGCTTTTCGGCGATCTCTCCCATTTTCAGCTTTTTCCGCTTTATGACTAGCCGGAGTTTTTCGGAGATCGTGAGATCCATGTTTATCACCATCCTTTCGCTGACATCATACCACA